GCAGGTTTTGTGAGTGTTACTCTTTGATTAGTTTTAAATGGATGATTTGGTAAAAATATACTATGGGTTGGTGTTGAAACTACATTTACTAAATCACCTAAAGTTGATGTTGCAGTTGATCCTAAACCAACTACTGTTCCAACACCAACTGATTCATGTGGATTAAAATATACCTGATCTTTTATACTTGAATCAAATACATTAGTTCTAAGAGGAATATTAAAGAAATTAGGTATAAGAGAAACTTGTGTAGATACTGTATGAACACCTGCAACTGCACCTCTCTTAACTCTCAAAATATTATTTTGATTAAACGTATTAAGCACTAATAATTTTTCTGTACCTATACCAATACTACTTCCAACAGAAATATGTTCTGGTATTGTTGTAACGTAAATATCAGTTACAACTCCAGTTGTTGCTGAATTTGGAATTTCCTGATAAACAATAGTATGTGCTGTATTAATACCAAGTACATGTGAACCAGTCAATCCTTTTATTGATGTGGTGCTAAGACCAGATATAACAACATTATCACCACCATTTAAATCTGGTGCAGTAGAAATATATGCTGCTACATGAGTTGGATCTCTCCAAACAAAAACAGCATCTTCAAAGGTATCAACTGTTGTTTCAATTGAAGTAATTTCTTTACCAGATACACTATTAATAGAAACACTTAATCCACCACCATTTGTATCTGTATTATCAAATACTGCAGAATCTCCAACTTCATAATTATCACCAACATTAATAATTTCAATTGAATTTATTGACCCAGAAGTAGTTGATTCAACAATTGAAGATTGAGATGTGATTTCATTTGATTCAATAATAAAATCATTATCTGCGTATTGATCAGACACTTTATATGGATAACTATTACGAATTAAATCTGAATTATTAAAATCAAATGTTGTTTGATTAATATTAAAGTTTTCAGTTGAAGGATCTGTTCTGTAAGTATCACCAATAAAATAAGGAAATTCTGGTAATAATGAGAGAGTTGCAATTCCTACAAAGTATGCATAAGTTCCATTTGGGTATTCTGGTGTTCTTCCATACCTACCATTATGCTCATCTAAATCACCTGCATTTGTAAATCTATAATCTTCAACAAAGAAACCGTTACTAAATCCAGAGGGACGATCAACAACATTATTTGGATCTAAAATATATCCAGAATTTAATATTCTAACAGCAGAGTCATCATCAGTAGGATCACTATATCCATATGGTCCGTAAATTGGATTTCCATCATATGCCCAACCAATAATTGGTGAGTGAGCGTTACCAGTATCACCAAAAGTATCATTACCGATTTGAGTTGAATATCCAACAATTGAATATTCTAATTTATTATTAGTTTCTATTAATGCTTCGTTTCCATATCTTGCAAAAGTATTAACTTGTAATCCCTTTGTACTTACTTCTAATTTTGATCCAGTGCCTGGTGGAATAACTTTAATATTTATTTTATCTTGTTGATATTGAAGACCACCTTCTAATATAATAACATCTGTAATCTTACCATCTGTAACCACTGCTCTTAACTTAGCACCAAGTCCAGTTCCTATTCCAACGACCTCTAAATCGGGTGCAGAGGAGTATTCTCTACCCTTTGTTTGTATTTCTACATAACTTATTTTACCATCGGTTACAATCGGTTTTAACTCTGCTTCTTTACCTGTTTTTGTAGAAACTGTAATTGATTTTTCAAGATTTAAAATATTAGATCCATATCCAGATCCCTTTTCATATAACAAAACATCAGTTATAGATCCTCGAACAATAGGAGTTGCTGTAATAACTCCAACACTTGTATTAGCTAACTCATATTTTAAATTTAGTTTAATATCTGGATATTTAAATACTTGGAATCCTGTTCCTTGATCTGAAAATTTAATATAATCTTTTCTATCAAACTCTGATGTTATGGTTCCAGCAAGACCAGCATTTGTAAGTCTAAATGAACTGTCATTTACTTTTAATATTTGGTAAAAATTGGAAGTTGTAGTAATACCAGTTGATGTACTTAAACCAGTAATTGTAGTTGGTAATGTTGATCCTATACCAACAGCAGTTGCATATACAACTTTATCTCCATTATTAAATCCATGATCATCAAAATGAATAGTATTAGTTATTGTATTGATTCCTGTTGGTTTAACAAAAACTTGTCTATTTTCATAATTACTTCCACCATCAATAACTCTTATGTCTTTTAATGTTTTTTCATTGTTAAATAATTTAAATTTATGAATACCTATTTTATTAGTCGTTGTAAATCCAACTGTATTAATACCTGCATTATAATCTGATAGAGTCTGAAATAATTTAACTGTGGTTGTATTTACAACTTCTGGATAATATGTTGCTGTATTAACAAGAGTTGTTGTTCCTACTCCAACTATAGATGTTCCTGCATCATTACCTACAGTTCCAATACCTAAAGGTGGATTATTATTACGATCATACACCAAAGGTTGACCACTTACAATATTATGTCGATCTTGAAATGTTATAGTTTCATCTACATTATCAACACCACCAGACTCTGATAATAGTCTAGCATCAAAAGTTATTTCTCTTTTTCTTTCAGATAATATTGGTTCAATTATAGCACCACTTCCATTACCACCTTCTATCGTTGCTGATATGACTTTTTTAATATCAAAATCTTGTGGATCAACTTGAACGTCGGTAATATTACCAGTGATAACAGGTCTGATTAATGCAGTGGTGCTGCCAGCACCTGGTCCTGATAGTGTTATAGAAGGAGGAGTTATAACATCATAATTTGAACCACCATTTAATATCTTTACATCTTCTAATGGACCAAAAAATATTTTATCGTCTGACTTATAGTTTCTTATTTCAACTCCATTAATTAACATACCAGTTGTACCTGGTGTTGTTTTTACAGAAGTTGAATTTTTAATACTTGGATCAAGTGGGAATTTTTTAAGTAATTTTTGTGCAGCAATTTGTTGATCAACAGTTCCTACTAAAGAAAAAGTATGAGTTCCAGATCCTGAAGGTAGAGATTCAAATTCCTCATAGTCTGCTATTGGAATAAATGATCTTGATAGATATAATCTTATTTGGTTTGCATTTGATAATACCTCAACAAAATAATTACCTTCTGGTAAACCTGGTAAAGTTGTTCCTTGAGATGTATAAAATATTTCGTCCCCTGTAATAAAAGGAACTGGACTTGGAAATGATAGAATATTATATTTTAAAGTATTAGCATTATATCCAGAATTTGGTAGTTCATTTCCAGCAACAGCTTCTGGTAAAATTGATTTTGGTAATGCTGCAGTTATTTGATAAGATGGTAATGAGTTAGATGCTACATAAAAATCTATATCAGAATCATTATAAACATTAGTAATATCAGAAGTTAAAATATTTTGACCAAAATCAATCTCAGCAGAAGTAGTTGAAGCACGATTGATAACTCTTCTTAAATCATAATCACGATTTGGATCAGGTAATAATGTAATATTTGGTTGATTAGTTAAATTGTTTATAGAAATTGTTCCTGTTGACTTATCAATATTAGCAACTGTACCAGTAGCAACTTTAAATTCTTCATTTCTGAATAATATTTCGATATTATCTCCAACTTTTAAACTTGATTTATCAATATCTCTTGTAAATAAGATAACATTAGATCCAGATATATTTTCAATTAAAAATCGAGAAGATGTGTTATAAATCCAAGAATTTGCAAATATTTGTTTTCTTGTTTTATTTGATAATGGGTTAAGTATTTTTTCACCAACATTCCTTACACTTATTTTTTCACCTTCTGTTAAAAGTCGAATATCAGATGTTGGAACAAATTTAGATAATACACCAGTTAATCTTAATTCAACTTTTTTAGTTAAATCTCCTCCTTCATACCCATAGTAAAATTCATCTGATCTAACATCATCAGTTGTAGATATTATTCCAACTATATTTTCACATTCAAAGAATTGATTAACAGATTTACTATTATAATAGATGTTTGTACTCATTCCAGATACTAATGTACCTGTAGCACCAAAACCAACAGTCGAATCAACTGTTATAACAGATGAACCTATTGCAACATCACCTATTACCTTTGTTTTACCAGGAATATTAAATGTTCCTTCAATTAAATCAACTTCATTGAATCCAACAAATAAACCAATCTTATAATATACCTTTCCCTTTCTTGTAATTGGTTCAACTTCCGATATAGAAGCTCTAGTAGCACTATCAGTTGATTTTACAATTGTTTGACCAACTAAATTTGCTGGATTTCCTGAAATAGTTTCTGCTAAAACAATTTCTCTTCTAATGTACTCAGCTGAAGATGGTTTAATTAAATAATTCTCTAAATCAACAATTGTAGGTGTTTCATTATATAAAACGTTGAATAATATTCTAAATGACTCTTCTGTACCTTTTGATTGATATAATGATTTTGAATTTTTAATAAAATTACTTACATCTAGATTATTAACAAAATTTACGTTTTCTAAACCAGGTGTAAGTAATTTTTTTGTCTTTTTATAGAATTCCTTTAAAAATAGAGCACTTAAATTAACAACAGTTGCATCATTATCATGATTAATTGCAGATGAATCAGTAAATACTAATTCAGATGGAGAATTTTCTGCATGATAAGTTGTAATACCACTAAAACCACGAATACAACCTGTAAAACTATTAGTTGTAATTCCAGTGTATGTTACAACTTCATTTTCAATCTTAAAAAGACCATATTCTTTCGGAAAACCCTTGGTACTACTAACATTTACAACAGTAGCAGTTGTTGTTATACCACTAGTTAACTTAGTTTCACCAACAACAACTTCAGGTGTTAAATTATCTAATTTTATGTACTGATCTAAATTATCAGTTAGGTCAATAGGACCTCCCTGATATTCCTGAGAAATATAATATTGTTTTAAAAAATCTACAGACTTTGGACTTTCAGATAATAAAAACTCTGGTATCTGGTTTTCAATTATCTGTTGGACTTTGACTCTTTTATCAATTCCAGTGGTTATCATATTATCCTCTTACCAACACTCCATTTGCATAACTTGATGTAACCTTATAACCGACACCTGATATCTGCTCACCAGAAGTAATTGTGTCTTTAACCATATTTATAGAGCTATCACCAACAGCAAAACTTAAATACAAATCTTTTAATCCAATAATATCATTTGATTCGGGGAATGCTTGTATTTCAATAATATTATTTGTTCTTTGTGTTGAAGTTATGTTTATAGTTGATATAATAACTTCACCATGATCATAATCAACAATTCCAGCAGAAGCAACAACTAATTGATTTTGAGATAATTCAGTATCTCCTTTAACAACTGCTAAAACACCTTTTCCACTTCCATCTAAAGTACCATCACTGTTTTTATTTGGTATATCTGTAAAATATACCATATCAGTTTGTCCTTGAATTGTAAATCCAGTGCTTTTTATGTTTTTACCTTCTGGATTAATATGAAATCTATTACCATAACATAATTCATATTGAGCAAATTGATTTGTTAATGCTTTAAGATTTCTTCTAACTATAACTCTTGTAATGTTTGATGTTATTGCATCATCTATATTATCAATTACATTTAAAATTTTACTATATTTAAATCTACCACCAAATTTATTAATATCAGTTGATGAACCATATGTCAATAGTCCATTTGTGATCTTTGTTTTCAATTCAGAGACAGTTGTAACTTTAGATGGATCATAGTAAACAAAAGACTCTAATTCAACATATAATAATTTAAGATCAAGTATCTTTTGATTAATTCCTGCAAGAGCATAACCTTTCAAATTAGATAAAATTGATTGTTTATCAAAGTCAGATACAAATTCACCATTCTTAGGTTTAATTGTAATAAAAACTGTTCCAAATTCTGGTGGATCTAGTTCTTCACCACCTACTACTGAAACTGATTCGGTATTTGCATATATTTGTTGTATTATTGACTCATAATCCCTTGCTGTAACCGCTCTGTACTGTGATGAATACAATCTAGGTGCAAAATACTTAATCGAGTCAATTGACTCAATACTACCCCCATTAGCTGCCGCTGAGACCGTTGTAATAGTTGGTGTAGTTGATGGTAATGAAATTTGATTTGTAGATGATACAACACTACCTGCATAGGTAAATGAGGCAGGACCATTACCTTCGACACCATCTGTGACAATATAGGAAACTGTAATTATAGCATCATTTTCTAATTTTTTACCAAATACACCATCTCCAAAAAGAAGTTCATACCTTTCATCTGTAGTCTCTTGTATTAAATATGTCTCTGATATATCTGTTATGTTTAATATATTATCTACTTTACGATATTCTCTTCCTAAACCTGTATCAGAAGCACCTTTTACATAAACTTTAATTGTAGAAGTGTCAATAAATGAGTTTTCAAGTATAAATCTTTGATCAAGTGAACCATCAACTGTAAAACTCTTTGATAAGTAGGTTCCTTGATAAATTACGATATTATTAAATGATCCAGTGCTACTTACTATATTACCGTTTGAGTCAGAAGTTTGAGTTGTGACAGTTGTAATAGTTTCTGGAACAGAAAATACATATGAAGTATCATTTGATGAACCTACACACACTAAACCTGCTTGTAGAGTAAGTGTCGGTGTATTTGCAGCAGTTGTGACATCAAAAGATATTGTTGCTTGTGCAGCAGATCTTGATCTTGGTACATATCCAATGTTTCTTGCAAGAGAAACTACATTTTCACGTACAGTTGCAGAGTCTAAGAAAGACTCATTCACAATCATATTGGAGTTAAATGCTGTAATGTAGGTATTATATGCTAACGTATCGATTAAAACTGAAAAATTAGATCCTTCAAAGTCAAAATCAGTGAAATCTGAGTTTGCACGGATATAATCCTTGATTGAAGTCTTGATTTGGTCAAAATCGAGGTTTGTAAACTTAGTAAAAGGCATTTATCTTGTTGCTTCGAGCATGAATGTGAATTCTTGTGTAGGAATTTCCTGTCCAACGATATCAAAGAACACTGTGACCTCAAATTCGTTTAAATCTGGTCTAGGTTCAACCTCAACTGTTACATTATCTATTCTAGGTTCAAAATTTTCAAGTGTAATTTCAATTTGGTTCTGTATAACAGACGCAGTACCAAAATCTACAAAGTCAAATAGGCTATCACGTACCTCTGATCCCAATGCAGAGTTAAAAAACCTCTCAGTTGGAATTGTTTGTACTAAATTCCTTACAGATTTCTTAATTGCGTTCTCATTTTTGAGAATTGTAAGGTCTTTTGTGATAGGATGAGGGGTAAAAGACAAGCTAATGTCCTTAAATGCCCTTGAAATCCGATTTATTGCCATGTATACAGGTACTTTCCTGTTTTATTTATGACACTTTTTTGTAAATGTTATTATTTATCCCAATTCTGGTTCAAAAGGCTTCCGATCTGATGTTTTTTGCCTTTCTTTTGCTGTTTTCCAGAAATAATTCTCTTCAGAACCCAATCCATCACGGTCATGACCGTTTTCTACCTGATAATAAACAGTTGAAACCTTAAAATCGGGTGATTTTGGTGTTTCTGGTGTAATACTGTTATCATAGATACGCATTCTGTTGTTTGGATAGAGTGCAAACTGCCCATTATCTAATTCTAAGAGGTTATGAGACTTATGTTCGGCAGGTTGTTCACTTGTAGAGTAGTCAATTGCATCTACATCTTGATGATAATTGTCTAAAGTGCAAATATATGTGCCAGTTTGGTTGCCATAGTCTCTTGTATAGATCTCATAGTGCATAGAACCGATAAATTGCTTCTGAACTGCGACTACTCCATAGTCCATACAGTTCCAAAACTGCAAATTATGCAGTGTCATATCAGGAGTTGGTGTTTCTGGGTCGGATGTAAACGCAGAAATTGGTAATTTATCGAACATTGCAGCATATTCGGGTAAATATGTCTCAAAATAGAATGCTCGACCAGGTATACTCTTTGCAGA